CTATCATTAGTTGGTTTAGATTGTTCAGGTAATTGTCTTTTAGTTTGTTCAGGTGATTTGAATCTATTATTAGTTTGTTCAGATTGTTCAGGTGATTGTAATTTTTTATTAGGTGGTTCAAAAGATTGTAATTTATTACTATTTAAAAGTTTACTCATATTGGTTGCATCCCTGTCTAAATCTTCCATATCTTGTTGCAATTTTGCATGGTCAACTTGGGTATTGTGTTCAAGATTATACAGATACTCTTTTTTATTAACTGTATTAATGTCTTGTTGTAGTGATTCCGCTTTTTTCAATTGAGAATCCATAAGATTATTCAATTTATTCATATCTGTATTTGTTCTTGTTTTATCGAACCCATATAAGTAAGTAGGTGTATCCGATATATCCAATTCATCTTCATCTATCTGTCTTAATCTTTCACGATAAGAGTCACCTGTAATTAATAAGTTGGAACCTCCTTTATTATTTAAATATATTTGATTATCTAAATATTTTTTTAAATTTAAATATTTTATTCCATACTTTTTTGTATTACTCATTGTAATAATTTAGATTATAATTAAATTTAATATGTTTATTAACAATTTTTCTCTAAATTATTATATAAAAATGAAAAATCCTTTTAAAATTATTCATAAATTTAAAAACAACAATGGAAGAATTCAATATATGATTTATATATTTATAGGTCCATTGACAAGTGATGAAATAGTTAACATATTTAAGAATATTACAAACAAAGACTTTTATACTACAATAACAACATTATCAAAATCGAACTTTAAACTATTAGAAGATACATATGGACAAAAATGGTATAATTTATTATTTACCCTAGAACATATTGGATATAGTATTAAAAAAATTAATTTAAATTCAAATATGAAGAAAACAATAATTTCAAAACTGGGAAAAGATTGGTATGAAGATCATATAAATATTAATATAAAAAAAATGTTTGAAAAAAAGATTCCATTTTCATTTACAGCAAATTATCAGAATTATCTTATTTCAAGAAACAAAATCAAAAATTTCAACACTAAAAAAGAATTAGATTTTAAGACATACAAAGATGAACTTGAAAATGATTTCGAAGATACAACTATTTCGGACCAAATTACACCAACGAATACTGAACAAATTGGTGGTGACGATACTGATAATACTGATATAGATGAAATTATCCAAAAAGAAGAAGATGATGATCAACCTATTCTAGCAACTGAAGAAGATTTAGATGATGAAGTAATAGAAGATTTTAATCTTGATGAATTAATGAAATTATATTCAACGAGTGAAATTGAAGGTAATAAAGAAATAAAAGAAACATCCAAGTTAATCAGTAAAGCGATCAATGATAAAAATTGGGAAAAGAAGGTTTCTGAGGTAGAATCAGCATATAATAATAGTTTAGATAATAGTAATTATGATTCTGTCTTTGAACAAGTATACAATAAAGTGTTTATTACTTCTCAATATATATTTCCAGACGATACTATTAAAAATATAAGACAGAAAATTGCAACATCTATTCCATTAAATCCTAAATTTGGCAAAGATTTTAAATTTTTACCAGAATATCAATATTTTTGGAGTGAATATACTTTAAATAAAAAGAAAGATAAAATTATGTTAGGTCAAAAATGGATTAGAAGAAATGAATTATTACAAATTGATATACAACCAAATGAAAATATAAAAGTTTATGAAAATCTAAGAGATAATCTAAATTATCTTCGTGATAGTTTCGGATATAAAATTAAAAGAGAAGATGATGAAAATTTAATATTAAGAGATTATGAAGATTATATTACTAATAATGAAATTTTTATGTTAGATCTATTAAATGATATTGGCAGTAATTACAAAGTTGAGAATGAAAAAATGAAAAATGTATATGATGTATATGTTAATATATATTTCCCTTTGATTAATTATGAAAGATTTGAAAAAATTATTCAACATTTAAATAATAAGAACAATAAAGAGCTTGATTATAACATTAATAATTATTTATCTATTAACAATGACATGAAAATCGAAAAAGAGATTTATCAAACAGTAGAGAATTCTAGATTAGAAATTATTTCAAAAAACACCAAGTATGATAAATTATTTCAACAGAACTATATTATTCAATCGATTATTCATGTTAACATATTAGATCCAAAAAATATTACTGGTACAGTTTCTGGAAATAAATTTAATCTTTATAGAATATTTGATAACTTTATTGTGGATGATAAATTTCCTTTTATTCAATATATGTCACAAGATAGTCAAGTAACTTACAAATTTTTTACAGAATCAGATATATTAGAAAATCAAGAGTTGCTAACAAAATGGTTTGAGACATCACCATATGGTTTATATTTTAGAATAAATATGAGAAAGGATAAATTCATCTCTATAAATTTTTTAGAAAATGGAAGAATTGAGTATAAAATTACTTGGAAAGAAATCGATAAAGCTACTGTTAAGGATATTAATGAATCTTACATATATGTTAGAGATTTATTAGCCAAGATTAATATCGAAAATAAAAAAATTAAAATTATTCCACCGATTGATGAAAGATTTAAATATGCTTTTATTAATACCATTCAAAAATTCAATCTTCCAGATAAATTTAAAATTAATCATAATGATTTATCAGAATTTAGTAGATTATTTTTTCCTTACATTTCATTAGTTATTGAACCTAAGAAGAGAGTATCTAAAAAAGCGAATAGTGAAAATAAATCTTCGAAATATGGTACTTATTTGAGATACAAAAGAATATCAAATTATGAAAATAGAACTAGAATGCATTTAAGAATATTGTATTTTTTGAGAAATTATGATTTATCTGATAGAGAACTAATCGATGAAATTGCAAAACAGTTCAATATTACTGGAGAATTAGCTGCAAATGAGCTTGATTATGTTAAAGACAAATATAGTAAAGTAATTAAGAAATCTAAAAAAATTCTTAAAAAATTAAAAGCTTTACCAAAATCTAAACCACCTGGAATCGGTATTGATATTCAAGGGAGAGATGTAGATAAATATAAGATTCGTATAACCGGTGCAAGAAATAAAAAACAATTAGAAGAAATTGTTGATTTTATGAAAATTCTCATGTTTTTGTATTCAGAAACATATTTGTATAAAAAAAGTAAATATCAAAAATTAAAATCGCAATTGTCACTACTTAGTAAAGTTGCTAAAAGAAGAAATAAGGTAATTGAAATTGTTGATTATGATACTGCTATTAAAAATGTCAAACAAATAACATCTTTAGACAAGTCAAGATTAGGATATAGACCCGAAGAAGGACAAAATCAATGGACCAGAAATTGTCAAAATAGTGGTAATGACAAAAAGAGACGTCCATCTATTATATCAGATGACCAATTAGATAAACTTTTAAAACTTGGATATAAATTTAATAAAACATCTGGATACCACGAAAAAGAAGCAGAAGTTAAAATTAGAGGTAAAACACATAAAATTACACTCAAAGCGGTAAAATTAGAGGCGGACGATGGTAAATTTAATTTCTTTACATGTGAACCTGAAGAAAATAAGAAACATATGTATATTGGATTTTTATCAAGAGGAAATAATCCTTCTAATGCATGCGCACCTTGTTGCTTTAAGAAAGATCAATTATATTCTGATAATAAAAAGAAACAGAATTATTTCTTAAAATGTATAGGTAATAAGGAAGCTGATGAAAAGGTTGAAAAGATTGATAATACAGATTTGGGAGATAAAATATATATTTTACAAGATACCAATAAAGTTCAAGAAGGAAGATTTATTTATTTATCAAAGTACTTAAATTACTTTTTTAATAAATTATGGAATAATGATCATGTTATTAAAAATCATTATCTAATCGAGTCAAAGAGTGGATATTTTTTTAAATATACCGTAAAGGACGAGTTATTTCATTATTTGGCAGCTTTATCTAATGTTTACTCTACAACAATTGATACATTGAAAGAAAAAGCAATTAAGTTCTTAGAAAATGATAAGGATGGAAATTATTTTACATTCTTAAATAATGGAGATATAAGGACTTCATTTGGTTCAATTAAAAAGTATAGTGAAGCAATTAAAAGTAGTAATTACTTAGAATATGATATTATAGGTGAATTATTGTCTATACCAAAAGTTGTTGATAACAAGGGAATATGTGTATTTATTTTAGAACAAAGAACTAAAATTATTAAAAAAACTCTTGAAAAAGATACATTTATTAATAGATATTTTATTAATTGTTTAAATTCTGAAAATTATTATATGACTAATGAAGATAGAACATATGTTATATTATTAAAAGAGGGGAAATACTACTTTCCAATATATAAATTAAAAAAAGATGGGAAGAAAGATAAAAAAATAATATTAACTAAAAAATATGATAAAGTAGTTGATAAAAATTTAATAAATGAACTCATTAATTATTTTAATAAAAGTTGTGTAAATAATATTATTAGTAAAATAGAAAAATCAACTATCTATCTGAATAAAAATATAATAAATATTTTAAAAAATAAGAATATTTCAATAAAATTACAATTATTGGATAACAGAAATAAAGTAAGATTCTTAAAACTATCTAATGATTTATTACTACCAGTTACACCAAGTGGTGCTTCCTATAACTATAAAAGTGAAGTATATAATGAAAAATTTATTACATATAAATTAGATAAGGTTATTGATAAATTAAGTGAAATTAATAAAGTAATATTATTAGATTATAAGCCAAAATTAGTTTATTATGAAAAAAAGGACAAGGATAAAATAACAGTTGTTTCTTTATCATTAGATAATGGTTTAACAATTCCAATAATTAAAGAAAATATATTAATTAAAGATATCGAAAAATTGGGATTACAGTATTCTCAAAAAACCCGTGAAAACTATATTGATGAACAAATTGCAAATAATGATATTGTATTTGATGAAATTAATAATAAAGTTAAAATTGGAAATTATCATCAAGAATCATATAATCTATTTAGATTGGAACTAAGTCTATATTTTGAGAATAATAAAATTGTGAAAGAGAATATAACTAAGATTGTAAGAAATAAAAATTTAAAAAAGGAACAACGAAAGAATGAATTAAGGAAAATAATATTTGATATGGTATCTAAAAAATTACAGGGTAGTAATACAAATAAAGATGATATGGTACATATCGTAAAAGATATACCAAATTTGGATGACTATCATATTAAAAATATAAGAGATTATTGTAAAGAATATAAAAATGAGAACAAGTGTAATATTAATAAACATTGTATGTGGGCATCAAATAACTGTAAATTACAATTAAAGTATGATAAGACTATTGAATTTATTAATAAAGTCATAGAAGAGATTATATTAAATAGTATTCAGTTTAAAGAATTGATACAAGAAAATAATTATTTTGTTTCTGATATTGTAAATTATAATTTGTACACTGCAAGAAATGAACAAAAAATTATAAAAACTTCGAATTTTAATATTAAAAAAATAATGTCTGAATTATTTGGAAAAGACAAGATTCCTATTATTGGTAGAAAAAAATTATCCAAGAAAAATGAAGAAATTGTTGAAGAAGATTATCCAGAATTGATTGAACTAGGTAATATGTTAATTCAACCGATTATTCAAAATATGGATTCTATTATTAGATCTTATGTTAATAGTTTATATTGGATTAATAATAAACTATATGACATTGAATCTAGAAATTTGGGTTATATTTCAGAACTTCAAACTCAAATAACATATTTGTTAAAGGCGCAAATTATTGATTTTATTTTTCAAAATAAAAGTAACAAAACTTTTTCCAAAGATGTCGAAGAATACTTTAAAGACAAGGAAGACTTTTTTGAGTCTGCTTTAAATAAATTTCGAAAAACAAGTATTAATAGTAATGGCAAAGTTGAACTATTAGTTTTAAGCTATATATTTGAATATCCTATAATTGTTTATGATAATTTTAATACTATTAAATTTATTTTCAGTAAAGGATCAATTAATGTAAACAAAGATACTATTACTAAATATGAAAAGTTAGAGGATATTATTAAAATAAAATTTGATTACGAATCAATGAGTCAAACACCTAATAAGATATATTCTATTTATACAATTTAATGCGTTAATATTACGTATCAATAATACAACTTCCTGATAATTTAGTGCGTTAATATTCTAAAAAATAAAATGTTTTCTAGAAAAAAAATATATAGTTTATTAAGATGGATGGAAATAATGAGTTGATATTTCAGGAACTAATAAAGAAGCAACGAAAAGATTGTAAAGAGATTAAAAAATTTACTTTACAAGATATTAAAAGAATATCAAAAAATATTAAGTATAGTATTTTTGATGCAAGCGGTTGCTCTATATGGGATGGTTATATAACTAATAAAGATAAGATTAATAAATCAAGTTATATAAATTTCTATTTCCGCCACCGAAAAGTAGCATTGCATAGACTACTATATGAAAATTATGTATCAGAACTAGAAGAAAATCAATATATAAAGTATAATTGTCCTTGTAAAGGTATATGCTGTAATCTTAATCACATGTATATACTCGATACAAAATCAAAAATACAAGAAAAAGATATAGTAAATATTAAAAAAGACGAGAGTAAAAATAACGAAAAAAAAACTACAGTAAATTTTGATTAAAAAAAATATAATTATAATATATAGATGTTGCCTAATGGTGGTTTTCCTCCCATAAAGTTATGTTCACAAGAGAGTGAACCAGTTCCTAAAAAAGAGAATAAAGAAAAAGGTTTCTTTTATTCAACAAAAACTAATAACATAAATATTAGAGATATATTAAAAAAATCAAGAAATAAGATTGTTATTGATATCAGACAAGAAGATGAATTAGAAATAGTCGAAAGTCTATAATTATTTAAAATATAATTAATATATTTTGAATAATTTATTTGGAATATTTTCCTGAAAATATTTACTTATTACCTATACTTATATTCTTCATCATTTCACCCATGATATCTCTCATATCTGGATCAGATAACATTTCAAATGGATTTGATTGACTTTTTAATATTTTATCCTGAAATTCTTTACTATTTAATTTATTTTTAATTTTATCATTTTTTAACATTTCACTCATCATTGGAATCAAATTCTTATCCATACCTGCCATATTTGCCATATCTGGCATATTTCCCATACCTGCCATATTTGCCATACCTGCCATATTTCCCATATCTGGCATACTTGTCATATCTGGCATATCATCCATAACAGTATAATCAACTTGTTCTACATTTTTATCTAATTTTTTAATAATATCCTTATTCAAGTCACTAACAAACTGTTGCTCAATATTATCCTTATTACAACATTCTATACACTTTTCAATTGATTTTTTAGATTGATCATACTTTTCTAACTTGTATAAGACTAAACTTAATCTATACCATGACTTGTACCAATCTGGTTGAGTTTTAGTTGAAATAACAGCATGTTCTAAAGCTGCACCATAGTTTTCTAATTTACAATATGTTGCACTAATATTCGAATGTAAAACAGACATATTTTTAATGTCATCATGTTCTACTAGTTCAACAGCTTGATTATATTTCTCTAATGCTTCGTCATATTTTTGTGATTTAAATAAATAGTTACCTTCAAATTTTAATACTTCCATTAAATATATTTAATCATATTGTTTTAAATCTATTTTATCTAGCAAAATTATTTTTTTAATAACTTATCTACATCAATTTTGACTATATATTTTTTTTTAGTATCAGTTAGGTCTGATAATGGTTTTGTAGCAGTATAATGAAGTCCTTTACCATCAGGTGTAGTCAAATGAACAATATTAATAACCTCTCCCATTCGTTCTAACTCTAAAGAACTTGAGTCTTGACCATTATCCGGGTTTAGAGGGTTTATTACTATATATTGTTGTCGTATATCTTGATTGTCAGCTATTTTCTCATTTTTCCATATACGAATTTGTCTCTTGATTATAGTAGCAACAAGAATTATATGCCATTGGTCCTCTATCCATACCATGTCATTCTTTATATTTTCATCTAATTCTCTAATTTCATCTGTTATATATGTATCTGGTCTTTTAAAGTATGACATATTAAGATTTCTTGACAATTCTTTTCTGAGTTTAATATAGTTCGGGCCGTATCCCTTAGTTTTAGCAACTGCGCGGAAAAAACAGTTACCATCACCTTTTACATCATCAATTTTTAGACCAGCTCTCGTTAGAGCAGTTATTAATTGTGGTGACGCATTCGGTGGTGTATCAGGTGAGTCTGGTAATGGTCCAGGTGATGTATCTTCTATCTTCGATAAAGTTGTAACAGTATTTGTATTTTCAATACGTATTGAACTTAAAATATCTAATAATTCTTCATTACTCAATATTTTCGAGTTAGATTGTTTCAATAATGTTATTTGCTCGATAAATTTTTGAGTTGTGGTACTATCATTAGTTAATATATTTCCTTTTACAGTTTCTATATTAAACTTAAAATTACTATTTAAAGATCCAATTATTCTAAAGAATGTCGAATATTTATCATAATATTCATTAGGTGCAAGACTAGTAAAATCTTTTACCAAATCTTCTAGTTTAAATAGGTCGGCTTGTTCTAAACATGCTTTTCCAACTAAAAATTTAATAATACTAAGTTTAATTGTTGAAGTATTTGATTCGAACTGTCGATTAAATAGATAATGCTTGTAAATATTCAAATATACTCCTTGTATATTATCTAGACTTTCAATCCAATCAATCATATCGGCACGTTTATCAATCTTTGATAAAGATATAAACTTGGACATAATGAATTTATCATTATCTGTCATTGTTATTTGGTCTGTTATTGTGTTAGACAATAGCATTATTGCTTCTAAACTAGTTAATACGTACAAGTCGTCCTTATAACCAAAAACAAACGGTGGAACAATTACTGATTTATTAGAAAGCGTTCTATATTTATTGTAAAATTTGGTTAATATTAATTTTGATTTATAAATTGTTTTTTTTCCAATAGTAAACATGTTATAACTATCAGTAACTAAACTTTTATTTTCTATATTATAGGATTTTTCATTATTTGATATCGTATTAGTAATAGGAAAATTTGACGCTACACTTTCAGTGTTAGTTTCTTGCTGCTGTTGCTGTTGTTGTTGTTGCTGTTGTTGCTGTTGTTGCTGTTGTTGTTGTTGTGTTCCTACGCCGGTATCATCTATTTTAATTGAAGATAAGTGGTCTATTGTAGTTTGATTAAAATTTTCTTTCGTCAAAAATGTAATTAGTTCCTGAATTGTTTCAACTTGATAATTTGAGACGTTCTTACTTAAATCTTCAAGACTCTTGGGATAAGGTATATTTGTTAAAACATTAAACCAAGAATGTGAATATATTGAATCAGAATATCCTAAACTTGTTAATTGGTTTTGTATAAAATACTCTCTTGATAATGTTCTTAGATTATGTATTTTTTGTAATTCTTTTTTCTTACTTTTTAACCCATCTTCTCTTGCAATCAATTCATTTAATAAACCAAAATCTGTATTATTATCACCCAAGTCAAAATTACAGAAATAGTCAACTGTTTGTCCGTATAATAGTTTTCGAAGACGGTACGCGCCTTGAACAACATCTCTTAGTCCATTTCTTGATGCAATAGTAACTAACCCTTTAGTGTTAGAAGGCAACTCAACATCAGTACCAACAGTATGTTTTTGATCAAAAAAGTAGAAATATTGTTGGTCCTCCTTTTTATTAGTAACAATCATGTCATCTTTATTATTAAATTTACATAATACTTTATTCGCTTCAGTTATAGCAGCTTCTAATTTATCTTCTCCAATTGATGAAATAAAAGAACCAACATCAATTAAACAATCAAAATGTTTAACCAGCTCCAATAATCTATCTGCAATATCGAATGTATGAAAATGTTTTTTAAATTTAGGATTATATATAGAATAATATATTTGGCCTTCGTCAACATCTTTTTTAATTGGTTCACGTTTCATAAATTTAACATTATTAATATCATAAGGTAATTCAAAATACGGTGTTCCTGAAAATCCACTTCGATTCGAGTTATATTCTGAACTAATAATATCACAAAAAGATGAAGATAGTTTTTGGTTGTAAAACTTTAATAATATTTCACTTTTATCTTTAATATAATCAATTAATATATCAAATGCAATGTTATTGTTTCTGACACCATTGTGTGTTTTATCAAAATCAGATAATTTCATATCTATTGTAGTTGGTTTAGCAACGTAACTTCTACCAATAGACTCTAATATTTTTTTTAAACTATTTAATTCACTCGATTTATCCCATTGTTCCTTGTTCATATCAAAAGAACTATCTATATATTTTTTAATAATATTATTAACATCTACATCTCGAAGTATATTTTGTTTTAAATATGATAATATTGTCAAGAAAAGTGTAATTCTTATATCACTAAATTCCGAACCTATATCTGGTGTATCTTCTTTAATGTAAGGTATCGCAATATAACCTAATAATGGATATTTTGAATTAAATATATTGTTCCCTAGTCCGTATTTTAATCTATATTTAAGTCTTAAACATTTATCCAAGACTTGAGTTATTAATTGAAAGGTAATAACAAATGTAGGAGATTTTATCATATCTTCTGTAAAATCTGTTTTTTTAATAAAATCTATCATACCCATCTTATATTCTAACTTGATTAATGATAAAAACTTGACCCATAACTCATTATTATTAAAGGTGATATCATTTGTTAGGATGTTTTCTAAATCATTATTATTACCTTCCCAATCCTTACTATTAATACTATCCTCTTTAATAAAAAAAGTTTTTATAAAATTACTATAAATATCTAATATCAATTTAATATCAAGATTAACCCCTCTTACATTACTTTCAAAATTAGATTTTACTTCAAGTCCAGAAGGATAAACAAGTTCACATTTAAATGGATCAGATATTTCATCGACCTCATCAAAGAGGAAAAATGTTTTATTCCAAATTGTTTTTTCAAATTCCATTCTTCTATATAATCTATTTTCAACTAACATTAATTGATAAGTTTTAAAAAATGTATCCGAAACAATATAGACTACATTTTCTTTAATTATTTCTTGTAAATCAAAGTCAAACAGTTCATCATTTCTATTAATAGTTAATGATTTTTTATCAATAATAATACCAAAGTTCCTTAAAATTGATAATGATTTTTCCATCTGATTAATCAAGTGTAAAGGAAGTATAGTTATTGGAATTAAGTTCATACTATTTAATATCAAACATGCTACAGGTATAATAATTGAAGATTTACCTGCTCCCATAATTAATTGATAAATTTCATGATAATTAATCTTATTACAAGTATTTCCAAACATTTTATTTAATGTTTCATATTGTGAATAACGTATCATTTTTTCAGATAGATATTCAAAAGTTACATATAATGAATTAACATTAGTTGTCTCATTTATTTCCAAATTTCCACCCACTTTACTATAAAAATATCCTGGAAGTTGGAATATATCTTGATATCTTTGAATCTCATCCAAGTCTACCTTTTTTAATTTAGTTAATAAAGAAATTCTTGATTTAATTAATAAAAAGATAGTTTGATATCTATCATTAGTATAGTATCCATATAATTCTTCTCTATTTTTACCAGTCATATAGTCTATATAATTAAACTTTGTAT